CCATTCATGATCATGCTCCGCCTAATTCGACTAGGTTGATTATTGCGCCGGTTATCTGAGGGGCTCCGCCTAACGCCGGTGCAGGGGGGCTCTTCGGCCCCCCTACGCTACCGCTACCCCCCGACTTAAATAGTGTTAAATGTGTTTTATTATCCATCGGTCAGCACTTAATTTTGTCTGATCCGGTTCAAAATTTGCAAATATAACTACATGTGGTGAATTAAAATATTTACTAAGTACTTCGTATTTTGTATTTAAAAAGTATCCATTTTTAAAGTTTTCGACTACTGAGTACGGGAACGTTTCCTGGTTGTCTCGGGCCCAGTCGAAAAAGACGACCCGTTCATTTCTGTATCCGAAGAAGATGTCAGCGAATCTTCCTCCTGTGACGAGGTAGGCTCGAGGATGTACAGGATTGCCTCCAACTGAGAATCTACGTGCGAAAAGCGACTTTCCACTGCCTCCAACCGGGTCATAATACCATCTAACCGTTCTTGGATGCGGCTCGGTGCCGAGGTCCAGAAAGAGTTCTGACTGCCATCCAGGTCGTGGATCAAGGGTGGGGGTGATACACTCGGGGGAGGTGTAGTGATCGATGACGGTCCGGACAAATCTTGGATATTTGGCAAGGATGGGACCAAACTGTTCGATAAGGGACTTGGTTGAGAGGGGCTGACTACTAGCTACGTTAACAAACTCCTCGATATCGTTTCTTTTACCTTGACCTCCTCTTATAGTTCCAAACTCAACCGTTGGCGAGAGTCTGGGTTCTTTTGAACAATACGCAGCGTTTTGCTGGGGAGATCCTCTAGCGACTTCGAGGTGGACTCGGTTTCCGAGGATCGCCTTAAGCTGGTTGAGTGTCTTTCGCTTAGTAAACTGTACGTATCCTTGGTAGTGTGGTGTACCATGTTCACCTTTTTCCAATTGATATATAACATAATTACAGTCGAGAGACTGACGGTGAAGTTCAGTATGGAGGTACTCCAATAAAACAGTGTCTCCGTCATCAGGATGATTAATAGTAAAGCACCAGTTTTTAGCAGACATGAAAATTTCTTCTTCAGTATCTGAATTACACCAGACGTTTCCTTTAGTCATAAAATACTGGGGATTGACAGCTCTTTTATAGTTGGGGATGGGCTGAGCCGATGGGTTTTTTCAGTGAAAAAAAATAGAACGCGTGTTCTGTGTTCTGTCCCTAATCCCCGAAGTGGGGGTAATACTATCCCCCACTTCTAGCGTTAACTTCGGTTACGGGCGAACGGAATGTCACGCTTTGGCCGCGTTAGTATTTATGTACCGAAACTTGAAAAGAACTGCCGCAGCCGCTTTCGGTGCTGCTATACCGTATGTCAAAAAATACGGTCCATATGCTTACAAGGGTTACCGTGTTATACAACAGGTTCGTGGTAGACCGGGAACTACAGGTATTAGCACTAGACGTATGCGATTAACTTTAAATCGTTCTGCTCCTGCTAATCCCGTGGCTACTAAATTTGATAATGGAAGTAACTCTAGGAGTTCAACTAAATTGGCTTACCGGAAGAAGAAACGCTCTCGTGGTAGCGGTTTGAGATATAAACGCGCTAAACGTTTCAGAAAGAAGGTACAAAAGGCTCTATCGGCTCCTACGCCTATGTCTGTACTAATTGAACAACAAGGAATTGCCAGTCCGTTGGAAATCAATAACCAAGATGATAATCATGGTGATACACTAGCTGGATCAGCTTTATCTGACGGATTTCAATTACATTGTGGTTTTTCACACTCTTGGGGTGTGAATGTTGGTCCTGAATTTCAAGATGGTACTGCTGGTGATGTAGAAAATTACGAAATTGCTGTACAAAGTGCTAGAATGGGTCGTGGTGTTATATCTGGTGCTAACACTGCGACTACTGTAGAGTTAGATAATTTATTACCGTATAATGATGCTGCCGTTCATCATGAAAAGTTTTATATCAAGCAGAAATTACTTAAGATGACTGTACATAATACACGTACACCTTCATTAAATAATGTTGATCCTGATAATGATATTGTGGCTAATGATCTTATATTCGATCTTTACGAATTTGTAGCTGCGCAAGATATAAAAGATGTTGATTTTAAGACTCCATGCAACGCCTGGGCCGCCTACGCCTCTGGTGGTGTACAAGCTATGAATAGTTCTAGCACTACCGGTGCAGGAACTAATCTACTTGATTACTACAAGGGCCTTACGCCTTTAGATTTTGCTGGTGTTGGTAAATGGTGGAAGATGGTGAAGAAGGAGCGTTGCATTATTCCCTATAATTCGACTGAAGGGACTGATCCCTATCAAGTGTTTCAAATGCATGGAAAACGTTATGTGCATGATCCTGAGAAATGGCGTAATCTTTATGCCAAAAAAGGAATTACGAAATTTTGGGTAATGGTTATCTCGCCTGATCAGTCTGATAACACTTACACAACTCCTACTAGTGGAGCTGCGTCTCCTGTATGTAACCTTTATTTTCAACGAATTACTCATTATAAACCTATTGTTGGGGCTGGAACCATTCATGATCATGCTCCGCCTAATTCGACTAGGTTGATTATTGCGCCGGTTATCTGAGGGGCTCCGCCTAACGCCGGTGCAGGGGGGCTCTTCGGCCCCCCTACGCTACCGCTACCCCC